CGCCCAGCAGACGCACGAGTACCTGATTGAGCAGCTCCAGTTCACGGGCGCGGAGTCGATCACGTCCTCGTCGAACAAGATCCAGCTGAACTTCAACCACCCCGTCAAGGAGCTCGTGTGGGTTGTCCAGCGTGACTCGTTCGTGGACTGCACGCCCTTCCAGCCCTTCATCGCGGAGGTCAACGGCATGCAGCCCTTCAACTACACGGATGACTTCTCCACGGAGGGCATCGTGATGGACGTCCTGGCGCGCGGCGGCCTGGGTACTGGCCAGTCTGGTGGATCGACGGGCCAGCTCGGCACGGTCCCCACGACGACGGGCGACGGCCCCTCGGGCCCCTACCTCCCGGGTGTGGGCATTGCGACAGGCCCCTCGCTGGGCGGTGCCTCGTGGCTCGACACGTCCAACGCGACGCTGTCGGCGGCGTCGGTTACAGCGGAGGCGGTGTTCGAGGACACGACGAACTACCTGCTCGCGAAGGTGGTGCTGTCTTCCGGTGTGAAGTGCGAGGGCAAGAACCCCACGGAGGTGGCGAAGCTCCAGCTCAACGGCCAGGACCGTTTCACGGAGCGCGAGGGACGGTACTTCAACCGCGTCCAGCCGTTCCAGCACCACACTCGCACGCCCGCGGTGGGCATCTGCGTGTACTCCTTCGCGCTCAAGCCGGAGGAGCACCAGCCCTCGGGCACGTGCAACTTCTCGCGCATTGACAAGGCGACGCTGCAGCTGACGGTGTCGGTCAACACGGTGCGCGGTGGCCGTACGGCGCAGGTGCGCGTGTACGCCGTGAACTACAACGTGCTCCGCGTGATGTCCGGCATGGGTGGTCTTGCGTACTCCAACTAAACGCGAAAGCAAATCAAACGCAAATCAAACAAAAAACAAAACAAAATGTGAGAGGAAACCCTCGTACATTTTGTTAGTAAAGACGTCTACCCTAAGGCTAAAGAATGCTAAGCGAGTTGGCTCATAATGACTTCACTGATAAGAATACAGTACATTCATATTTACCACTTTATGACACTATCTTTACCTAGGGCAGTCGTTTGCGACCATGACAGCAACAAGCTCCTTGAATGTGATACTCGGAGTCCAACCCAGTATCTTTCTTGCCTTGGTAGAATCACCAACCAAGAGGTCAACCTCACAGGGTCGATAAAAGGCTGGAACCACACGAAGGACAACGCGACCGGTGGTGTCTGTTGCGATTTCATTTACACCCGCACCACTCCAGGTGATTGTGTGTCCGGCTACCTGAAATGCTAACTCAATAAACTCACGAACTGTATGAGTCTCTCCGGTCGAGAGAACAAAATCATCTGGAACGTCTTGCTGAAGCATCAGCCACATTCCATAAACGTAATCACGAGCGTGACCCCAATCCCGCTTGGAGTCCAGATTGCCCAACTCAACAACAAAGTTGGGGTCTGTTCGGAGTCTGGCGATACCCAGAGTAATCTTGCGAGTCACAAACTCTGATCCACGACGCTCAGACTCATGGTTGAAAAGAATACCGCTGCATGCAAACATGTTGTAGCTCTCACGATAGTTCTTGACAATCCAATGTGCATAGAGCTTGGCAACACCATAGGGACTGCGAGGATACAGGGGAGTTGCCTCTGTTTGTGGTGTTTCCACCACACGTCCGAAGAGTTCAGATGTCGAGGCTTGGTAAAACCGCGTTTTGTCGACCAGACCTTGTTGACGAATCACTTCTAGGATTCGCAGAGGTCCAAGCGCATCTACATTTGCCGTATATTCGGGCTGAGAGAACGAGGCTCCGACGTGGGACTGTGCGGCAAGATTATACACCTCAATATGATCAACCTCGTGAAGTTTGCTAAACACGTTAGCTATTGAGGTCGAATCTGTTAGGTCGGCTTGTTCAAGCTGGAGTTGTGGGTTTTTAAGCAAGTGATCAATACGACTCGTGTTCGGTGTCGACGAACATCGCACAACACCTACGACCTTATAACCTTTTTCAAGAAGTATCTCAGCAAGATAAGATCCGTCTTGACCTGTTATACCTGTAATAACGGCAACGTGTTTCATTCTGTTAAAAAGAGTCATGAAGTTTAATAAACTCGAATGAACGACACACCTTCTTTTTGTATCGTATATCTCGCGTCTCCGAGAGATTTCAAGGTTGGCAACTTAGACCGCCGAGATTTTCTGCGGGCCTCTCTTAAAATAACGAAGACGCATTTTCCGACGACGGACATCTATGTGTTCCACGAGGATTACACAGAAGAAGATAAGGCGAGTTTTCCGTCTGTTACTGAGTATATTCAGATTGATTTCTCTGGACACGATGACGAGTACAAGGCTGAGGTATGTAAGCGTCCGAAGGGCTACATGATGATGAACCGTTTCTACTCGGGAATCATGCAATCCTACCCGCAGATTCAAAAGTACACACACTACATGCGATTGGATGATGACTCTTTCTTCATTGAACCTTTCATTAACGAAGACTACGTCAAGAAAAACCTGTTAACGCACGATTACGTCTATCGTACAGTGTACAACGAGGAGGCGACTGTTCAGCGACACCAGGAGCTCTATCAGTTTACTCTCGATTTCTTACGCGAAGACGGTTACGCTCAGCATATTCCAGCGTTGGTCAATCATCTGAAGTCTACCGCGTTTCTTAATCCCGACGGCTCCTATTCGTGTAATGCACCCTACAACAACTTTCATATGGCCTCTCAGCGCCTATGGACGAATCCTCTGATTCAGAGATATCTTAAGAAGATCGAGTCGGTCAACGGTATTCTGGGCAAGGGTTGGTATGAGACGCCGATTCAGGCAATGATTAGCAAGGTTCTGACGCTGTTCATCGGTATGAAGATTTACCACGATGGATCGTTCGGATACCGTCATAATATTCACTTCTCTAAACTGAACTCAGAGAGTTACTCGATGAACCCAAACGTTTCCTTTTATCCGGAAACTGAATAACGATATTAATTATCCCAGGTTGTGAAATAGCTCCCGTTTCCGATCACTCCGACACCGTGTTCAATGTTTAGTTCGTTAGCAACAAGTTCCGCACAAGTTTGATCATGCCTATGACCTAAACAACGTTCATCCTGACTCTCTGTCTTCTCAAAGTTTCTCCAGTTTCCTCTGAATAAGCCCAGATCCGAACACTGCTTCATGCGTTTCAAAAACGTCAGAGCAATCGGATTTTTGAAATCAAAGGCCATGATGCAGGCGTAGATATTCGGCATCGTCATGGCTTGGTCGCGTGTAAGACCAAACGCCTGAAGAGACTTGTCGTTTGCCCACTGTCCAACGGCCCATCCATCTCTCTGCAAGTAGACACCTCGCTTTTCAATCTCGGGAATCCACGACTCAATGCGTTTTGCAAGCCGTATGGGGCTGTCGCACCAGATGACGATCTCGTACCCCTTTTGGCGGATAGATTCGATCGCATGAATCTTGAACATGTAGGGAGATTGGGCATGGGTGGGACTACTGATCTGACGGAAATCGTTGTAGGTAAAGATATCATATCCGTGTTTCCTGACGGAGTCAATAAGCTTCTTTTGAATCTCAAGGTATGGACCGTTTGCAAAGGATACAAACGCAAGTCTAACCATTAATTCTACATAAGAAAGCCCTTGCCTGCAACCCAACGAAGTTGCTTGCGAACGGCCACAAAGTTCTCCGGTGAGGTGTACGTTATCTCGTAGTTGTTACGTTGCATGATCTCTGTCATCTCATAGAGCTTATCATCATATTCGATACATATGCATTTCGGTCTCCACACCTTCCAATCAAACTGTGTAAAGACGTCCCAGTTCAGTCCCTCTACATCAAGATTTATGAAATCAAACTGTGTACCCCGAGAGGCAGCCAGTGTCTTTAGCGTGACAACATTGACATCGGTGAGCTCAAACTCACGTTGTGCCGACCACTTATCAACATGACTCTTTGTGAGGCTTCCGACCATATCGCCCTTGCTAGAATAGAAGGGTAGCCTTCCTTCCTGCAAGCCGATAGCCACAGGTAACACCTGCACTCGATTACCAAACTTTAACGTGTTTGCATACAGAGATGGGAGAACTCTGGGATCGGGCTCCACATAAACACCTGACCACCCACGTTCGGCAAGAGCCCTGGTTGCGCTAAACGTTTTTCCATCGTGAGCACCGATATCTAAAAAGGTTCCTGTGTTCAGCGATTTTAATCCCTCGAGAATGTATTTCTCCTCCTGGTTCTGCGTATATCCAACTTGGACCCGAGATGAGTCAACCACACGGATCATTAGATTAAATAACTATTTTTGTTTCGAGATTAAATCAAATAGAATGGTGAACGTCTTCTCATTCTGCTTATTTGGACCACCAAATCCATCCTACTATCCAACACCCATGCTCCAAAATATTGAGCTCGTGCGTATTCACTTCTCGGATTGGAAGGTGTATGTGTACGTCTCGCCAGATGTCGATGCTACCTTTATTAAGCATATCCAAACTCTACCCAACGTTGTTGTTAGACATACAGGAGTTCTAGGTCCCATAAATATGATTTATCGCTTCCTTGCCATCGATGAACCGGATGTGGATGTCATGTTTGTGAGAGATGCGGATAGTCATATACACTGGAGAGACAGATGGGCCGTACGGGACTTCTTAAAGAGAAACTACAATTTCCATGTCATCAGAGATCATCCAGAGCATAACGTCCAAATGCCTGGGGGGTTATGGGGGATGCGAAAGACAAACGGTATTGTCATTCGTGATGAGTACGCGAAGTACATTCAGCGTCCTCTAGCAGAAGGTAGAAACGGTTACGACCAAGATTTTCTGTCTGATCAGTTGTATCGTCAAATCCTACCCCTTCTCTTTGTCCACGTATCAGATCTTAGATTAAAAAAATCAAATGAGGCTGCGGCAGTTTTTCCCTTCAAATGGTCAGATTCACTCTATTGTGGGCGACGAGATGGTCCTGTTTTTTCAGACACTCAACCATCATACATCGCACTTTCATTTCTGCGGAGGTAGTAAATGCACACGGTTGGATCTCGTGCTCAGGTCATGCATGGAACAGCGATGAAGACGGCTGGGGGTCTGACGAAGAAGGACCTCAAGTACAACAAGAACGGGCGTATTGTCTCGCGTAAGAAGTCGGCGCATATGGCACATAAAACTCGCCGCAATAAGTAATGCAGTTACTGTCCTTGACCTATGCGGCCATCTGGGTCGACTTTGCCGTGATGGTCCTCACCAAGCTGGTCCCTGGTCAGCATTTACCCTTTCTTCCGCCCACGCATGCCCTCAAGGTCTGGTATGACACCTTCGGAGTGGCGGCGGTGGCGGCAGATGTCCTCAGTCTCATGCTGGGTGTGATCGTGGTCCTTCTGCTGTTCCCTCGTATCTCCTTCGTCTCCCTGCTGATTGGTGCCATCGTGGTCCAGCTTCTCCACGACATCTTCTTTTACATGTTCGTCATCCGTGGCCTGCCGAGTGGCCAGAACCAGATGATCGATGTGTTCAAGACCTACGCGAACGAGGGAGGAGCCACCATCCTGCTGGCTGATTCGATCATGATGGCTGCGGTTGTGACGATGGCGACCTTTATTGAGAAGTATTACTCGCAGCAGTTCATTGCGTTCAAGGCTCTGCTGGGAGCCTATGCGCTGATTTATATCACCTACACTAAGTAATGAGCGGCGGATTATTCGGAACACACCTTACACTTAACCCTAAGTGT